GGCGCCGGCGCTGGTTCTCAAGGAATTAAAATAGCACCAGATTCTATAACGTATGTACCATCTGGATTACTAGATGGAAACAGTGGCAGAGTATTGTCTTATCTTCATAAGGCAATTAAACCTGTTAATCAATTAAGGATGATTGAAGATGCGCTGGTCATTTATCGCATTTCTCGTGCTCCAGAGCGCAGAATATTTTACATTGACGTTGGCAACCTACCTAAGATAAAGGCAGAACAATATCTCAAAGATGTGATGAACCGTTATCGTAACAAGTTGGTATATGATGCAAACACTGGTGAAATACGAGATGATAGAAATCATATGTCAATGTTGGAAGATTTTTGGCTGCCACGTAGAGAAGGTGGTA